ACATTACATGATGGTGGTTCTTTTTCTGGTTCTAGTGTTTCTTCTGGTTTTGTTTGAGCATTTGCAGTTTCAGTTTTATCACTCTCATTTTTTGTAAGTATTTGTTTTGCTTCTTCCAATGGAATACAACCAGCAAAAAATGATGCAACATAATCATCAAAGTTTTTAGGATTAATACCTTCAGCACCACCAATAAAATTAAGGTAATTTGGGTGGTCAATAATTATTTTCCAACTTAAATTACCAGTTCTTTCAGTATTATTATAAGTATACATTGGTTCCCCTCTACCTATAAAATTATGTTTATCCCAACTTGCTGATGTCGATTCACTGAAACTAATATCATATGGTGGGAACCACATTATTCTACCTTTATGACCACTTAATTGGTCACCAGGACCAATTTCACATTCTAATAAATTAGTTAAATTATCATTCCAGGCTAAATTCTCAATTGAGAACATATATCTTTTATTGTCAGTATATTTTTTTGACATGTCATCAGTCTTGTATGGTGCTATTCTAGCAAAACCATTATCTTCTAAAACTGATAATTCAACATTTTTTCTAAATATATTACGATTTGAACCATATAACCCTCTATTCTTTTGTAAATCTAAAACATCATCATATCTATCGTATGTTGTCCATGTTCTACAAAATACTTTGGCTGGGTCATCATTAACACCTTTAATTAATGCATTATATGATAATACACCACTACCTTTTGAAACAAAACGACCAACACTAGATACGGCAGTTTGTATTTGAGATTCAGAATCATCTTTAACACCATGACCTGTTACAAGTGTTTGCATTCTATTTGTTTCAAATAATTTTCTTGTTTTATATAAAAGTGTTTTTTTATTGTTGAATAATGTTTCTTGATTGAAATCTTTAACACTATCTGGTGTGTTGTTATACTCATCAGTCCAACCAAAAGCATCTTTATATTTTTTAATTGTTGCACCAGCTCTTTTTAATTCAGCATCAGACTCTGAAACTGGTAAATCATAACTAGCATAAAAACCTCTATAGTCTTCAGCCCAACCATCACCTATAATTTGTCCAGGTCTATCATAGTTACCTGAAGATATTGGACTATTTTCCTTTCCGTTTAAGAAATCTATAATACCACCATCACCATCACCTCTAGCATATAAATTATAATTTACACCGTCACCAGTATTATCACCATTTTTAATTCTATCATCTTCATATCCTGGCGCATATCCTTGTCTTAATGTTGTTCCGTCTGGATTTGCCACAAGTGTATTAGCTTTCATATGATTAATCAAGGTTTGAACTTGACCTTTACCAGAATTTTTAAGCATCTCATTTGCTCTTTTAATATTTGGTTGACCAATATAATCTAATTTATCACTAAATGTAAAAATACTTGATGATTCTTCTAATAAACTTTTTGGTGATTGAACGCCAAGTATATTTGCAGCAAAGTTAAGGATTCTACCAATTGTACCTTTAGGTACTGTAATACTATAATTTAAATTAACTAAACTCTTACCTTGAAGTAATGATAATGGATTTAAATTTAAACTACCTAATGTTTCTTGTTGTAAACCAAATGCAGCATTATAACCAACATGTGCTAATAATTGTTGACCACCTATATTACCTAAAGGTGTATCATTTATAGTTCCAGTAGCACCTAATACTCTACCTAGTAAAGTTGACCTAATATCTTCATTAGCAACCAAACCACCTGTTGAATTAAAACCAACTCCTTGACCACCTACAACACCACCGATTATATCGGCAGCTTGTGTACTAGGTCCACCTATATTTAAATTATTATTCTCATCAATATATGATTTAAGATTTTGAAAAGTTGGTACTGGTTGTGTATTTAAATCAATAACTGATTGTTTAGGTATATCAACATATATATTTTTAGATGTCATACCTTCTCTAACATCAGAACTATTAGTTAAATTACCATTAGCTAAAAATTGACCATTTAATAATTCATTTGAATTTGAATAAAGACCTTGATTACCTATTACACTATTTGTTGATTGATTTAATATAATATTAGTTTGAGAGTAATCATCAGTAGTACCTTGAAAAGTATTTAATATAGTATTTAATTCTTGATATATAGTACCAGTATCATCAATACTATTTGACGGTTGTACCGCATTTGGTAACGTTTCTACTCCAGCTGGATAACCAACTCCAGCTAATAATGATTGTAAACCATTATCAATTACAGTATCTGTTACTAAATTCTTAAGTAATAAATAATCCCTAAAGGAAGGTGATAGTGAATTTATTGAATTTGGCATAGTATTAATTCTTTATATATAAATACTATGGTAATAAAAATTTTGAAAAAATAAATAACTTTTATAATATATATTACTTTATTAATTATTATATTATAATATATATTATTATTTTATTATATATATTACTTTATTAATTATTATATATATTATTATATTACTTTATTATATATATATTATATTAATATATTATTTATCCATTTAAGACAATGTAAATAAACTGATTTATTTATTAAATAACAACTTTTTTTATAATTTTAACAAAAAATTAACATATTTATTTACCTCTTCGTTTAGGTCCACTGCCTGTAATTTTACCACCACTTGATGCCTCTTCACCACTTATATGAACACCTTGCGTTATTTTTTTCATTATATCTGGTTGATTTACGATACTTTCCCAAAATTTAGAATCAGTAGGTGCATCAACTGATATTTTAATATTTAAATCATTAAATTTATGTGTTGTTTCACTTGATGAACCACCACCACCAAGTTTTTCAGCTAATTTACCATTACCACCAGCTTGAGTTCCAGCAATTGTAATACCATCATTAACTTTCAAGAATTTATCTTGTGGGTGAAACATAATACCATCTTGCATGCCAACACTTTTGAAATCACCAGCTTTATTTTTACCTTTACCAGCACCACTATCTCGCATATTTTCTTGACCCCATATTGCATCACCAATTTCTTCACCTAATGCACTACCAGCAATACCACCGATTGCACCACCAATTAATATACCTAAAGGTCCAGCAAATGCCCCAAATGCAGCACCAGCCATTGCACCAGCACCAGCACCTCCACCTTTTGATGCAGTTCTACCTATATTTTCACCAGTACCCATACCCATTGCAGCATTTTCACTATATTCATCATAACCAGCAAAACCAGCAGCAACAAGCCCAGCACCACCAGGACCTTTTAAAAATTTACCGATTTTACCAAATTTACCCATTTTACCTGATTTACCCTTTCCTTTTCCGTCACCCATATCTAACATATCAAGCATAGAACCACCACCGCCGCCACCACCACTAGCTACTGAATTAAATCCCATACCTAATAATCTACCATTCAATAACCACATTGCTGACTCACCAAGATATTTTAAAATAGAACCACCAAATATTGCTGCACCAGCAGTAACTGCCGCCGTTATTGGATTATTTTTCATAAAATCACCAATATATTTTATAAAATCACCAACACCCTTAATAACACCTTCGACCATATCTCTAAATTCTGAACTATTAAACCATTTAGCTAATTCTTTAACTCTTTCACCAAAATTTTCCCTTAAAGATTTAGCTAATGGTAATAACATTTCTTTTACCATTAAAATTAAATCTTGTATAGTTTCATCAAAAGACCTACCAAATTCAGCTCTTTCCTGTAATGTTTTATCCTCAGCTTTAATCCTTGCGATATCATTTTTATTTAAATCTTTTAAATCTTTACTAAAGCTACCAGCTTCTATTTTCCATTTACCATCTTTAAATTTAGCAAATGAACTTATTAATTGAGTATCTTCCTCACCAAAAATACCACTTTTAAGACCTTTACTAACTTCTACAATTTGAAGTTGAGCCGAACCCATCGCTTTTAACTCCTCAACAGCTATACCAGTTATTTTTGATATCTCACGCATTTTATCAGCAGCCAAACCACCTTTAATATTAAATTCACCAGTCTCTTTATTAAATTCAACAAATTCAGCAGAAGCTTTACCAACATCTTTAGAAAATCCAGCCATATCATTTCTACTTTTAAATAGTAATGTCATAGGGTCACCAAGTTTAGCAAATTCACCACCCATTGTTGTTAATTGAGCGGCCATTTCTATTGCACCTTCTGGTCTAAATACTTTTTCAGCCATACCAGCAATACCTGTCATATCTAATTTTAATCTAGTAGCCTCAACTGATAACTTAGCTAAACCAGCAATACCACCTTTAAAATTAAATTTTTGTGCTAATTTTAAATTATTTTGTAATGATTTTAATGCAGCAGCACCATTTACACCAAGCTTAGCAGCTTTATTCATAGTCATCTCAACTATTGAGCCAGACCTTTCAGCTGAAATGTTAAATTTATCCATTTCAGCAGCCATACCAATAGCAAATTCTTTACCTAACCCAGTACCTTCAGCCATACCAGCCATAGCCTTATAACCATCTTCAGTCAACATCACCGACTTTCCAATAGCTTCACTATAACCTTGTTGCATAACAGCCAAATCCTTAACACCAACACCCCACATTGTGGTTGTTTTAGCAGAATCTTTAATAGTATTATAAAGATTGTTAAATGTTTTTTCAGAACCAGCCATGCTTTTATTAGCATTTAATATAGCTTTGTCCATTTCGAATATTCCAGTACCCTTAAGCATACCAAAACCTTTAGTGATTAAACCTGGTACCTTACCTAAAAAACTAACTGCGGAACCTAATCCAGCACTAATTAAACTAGTTTGTTTTACTTGTTCGGTTAACTCAGCTGTTTGTTGTTTAAGTAACTTTAATTCATGTTCAGTTATAGTTACACCTTCTTTTTTAGCTGCAATTATTTTTTTTAATTCTTTTTCCTTTTCTTTAAGTGCTTTTATTTCATTAGCATCACCGTCTGCTGTTGCTTTATTAAGTTTTTTAGTATTTTCTAATAAATCATTTTCAGCTTTAAGTTGTTCTTTTTTTAATTGAGCGACTTTTTGCTCAATAAATTGTAAGTTTTTTTGTAGTTCAGTTAATTTTTTAACACCTTCCATATAACCATTAAGGTTACTGTTCATCTTTTCCTGAAGTTCAGCAGATTCCTTTTGAGCTTGTTTCCACTCCTCAAATTTTTTCTTATCAAATTCGTATTTTGCCATAATTAGTAAGCGTCAGTAACTCTTATTGTTCTATTTTCACGATATTCATTATCGGTATTATAATCTATTATTAATGTAGCTCTAAAGTCATTTTTAGTATCACCGTAAATTGAATTTATTTTAAACATAAATCCTTTACCGTAAAGAAAAACAGTTACACCACCATCAACATTTGTTCTTTTCTTTGTTTTAACTTTATATTTTTTTGTAATATCTAATATTACCTCACCTCTACTAAATGTTTTATCTAATAACTGTACAAAATATTCTTGGTTATTTTTAAAGAAATCAACAACTAAATCTTTTTCTTTATCATCACCAGACCTACCACCAAATTCATTAAAATTCTTTAATATTTTTTTAGCGGCCAATATTCCTTTAGGTTTACCACCCACTAGTTTTTTCCAAAATCCTGGTTTAGATAAAAATGCAGCTTTAAATGTAGGGTCATTCAAAACCATACTAGTTATATCCTCTGGTGACATATCATCAATTTCCTCATCAGATATATCTTTTATATCCTTTGTATCACCAGACATTTTTTCTTCACCATCTTCTTTATCTGACTTACCAGTTAAGTCAATATCTATAATATTCTTAATTAAGATTTTTTTATATGACCTATTGTTTTCATCATCCTGACCTTTAACTATTTTTTTAAAAGTAATATTGTATACTGAATCAACATTCTCATCATCAGTTGTTGATGATACCATTTGTTGAGCTGAATTAGAATCAATATCAAGCATTAATTCAGCGTTAATTAAATCACTATATGATTTTGCTGGGCCAGTTAAACCATCATACTCAAAGAACAGACTATCATCCTTATTATCAATTAAATTTAAACTTATTGTACCACCATTTGATAATACTAGTTTATATACATTACCAGGTTTTAAACTTTTTAATTCATCTAAAAATGGATTAATATCTCTTACCTTTACGTAATCTTTAAATTTTTCATCTTCAGCATCAGGTTTCTCAATATCAATAGTATCACCACCCATATTAAGTTTTGATATATTTTTAAATGTTGAACTTCTCCATGTATTAATTGGGAATGATTTTAATAACTCTTTTAATTTTACTGAATCATTAGTTTCACCTTTAAGGTTATCTGGTAAATTTTTAGGGACATTAATAGTTTTAAATGTCAAATCATCTTTTGATAAATCAGTAATAGTTATAAAAAAATAATTATTCTTATAAACACCACTATCCAAGTTCTTTAAATAAACTTGACCACTATCATTAAATATCACTTCAAATGAAAGGTTAGTACCCTTATCATCAGTATATTCTAATTTATCACCTACTTTAAGCTTTTTAATTACATCTTGATACTTTTCTTCGGTTATTAAACCTTTAGATACCAAAAATCGCCATTCATTAATTATTATCTTCATTATTAAAATAGTTACTATTAATAAATATCTAATCTAAAGAAAAATACCCAACTAATTTACTGGTTGGGTATTTCTCCTGATTTTAATCTTGCTTTTAATTGGTCACCACTAACTTTAGTTGACCTGGTACCTTTAGCACCTTTGTTGTTTATTTCCTCTTTTTGCTCTTCTAAAGCTTCAGTTTTTCTATTATTTTCATTTAACAAATGTGATAAATACTGTCTCCTTTCATAAACTGACATATTTAAAACATCTGAATACGTAAACCCAATATGTTTAACACAATAATAAATTTCCTCTAATAGGTAATTTTTATATGTTAAAGTCAGGCCAAAAAAACTTGACCGTAAAGGGAAGAAACCTAGTAACGGACCCTCCCCCAGGGGTCCCGAACGTAATGTTCATATCAATACCACAATCTAATTCTGACATATAGGTTTTTAATTTTTTACTATCCATGATTCTCATTGTATCAATAAATTCAGAAATATAGTTTTTATCTCTATTTCCATCAATTTCAACAACCTGAGATTCAAGTAATAATGTTGATTCAGTATTAATTAAATTATTTTCTTCTTTTAAAAATAATGCTAACTTCTCAAGCTCACTAATTTCACCAACTGTCAATAATTTAAATTTAACTGTTGATTTTGATAAAGGTAATGTAAATGTAAATAACCCCTCACCATCTGGCTCAACTGATAAATGTTTAACTTTAAGTTTAGTTAAATCAACTTCAGTTTCAAATGGTTTATCATTTTCATCTAAAATTGTAACTGGATACATTTCACCATAACCAGTAGCTCTAAGCCAAACCATAATAGCATCTCTATCACCAGGTATCAAATCATTATATCTTAATTCTGGTTCTAATATTTTTCTATTTAATAATATTTCTAAGAAATCACCACTCTCAAGTAAGTTTGGTGATGTTAAAATATTTTCATCAGCCGCAGTTAAGAATGAAACTTTAATTTTACCTTTTTTATTTCTATATAACTTACCTTCACTTGGTAATGGAATGATATCATAAGGTTGATTCATTTGTGGTTGACTAATTTGAGCTATTTCAATATCTCTATTAGTGTTGATTTGTGGTTTTAAATTTTCCATTGGACTTTTCATTGTGTGTTGTTGTACTTCAACTCTTGGGTTTAATGCTTCTTGAGCAACATCTTGATTTGATGATTTTAACGATTCCTCTCTTAATCGTAATTGTTCAGCTGTTCTTCTAGCCATTTCATTTGCCGCCTCTATTTCACCAGAAGACACCTGATTATTCATTATTGTTTCTTCTTGCTCTTTCGCAATTTCTACTCCAGTTTGATTTGCTGCGGCAATTTGGTCTGCCGTTGGGAAGACTTTTGGTCTATTTTCCATAATTAAAACTTATTTATTAATATTATTTTTATAACTCAAAAATAAATATACCATAATAAGTTTTTTTGTAAATAACATAAAATAAAAAAACCACTTTTAAAAGTGGTTTTAATATTATCTCATTTCATTTTCTCTATTCCTTAAAAAATTCCTAAAAGTGTTTTCTAAATTTGATGTTGCATTCCTTTCAATGGTATAAAAACCTTGATGTCCGCTTGATACATAATTTCTACCACCAGAATGTTTAGCTTCATAATTCCATGGATACTTACCAGCGTGACTATAATTCCCTTTATCTAAAGAAACAACAAATTCAAAATATGGGTATTTATCATTTTTAATGATAAACTCAGAATCACCAGACTGTTCAACTACCCAACCACTAAATTCAGGGTTATTTAAAAATTTAAAATCATCAAGTTCGATTTCTCTACTATAATCCATTTCATCAATACTACCCATTGACTCTGGCATAAATTTAACAGCACCACCTTCAGCTTTAAGTCTAATAAATTTAATAACTTCATCAGGGGTTCTAAATTCACAATCAACACATTGAGTATGTAATATGTTATTAACATAATACTTACCAGTAATACTATTTCTAACTTTATAAAGTTTACTATTTAAATCATAAGTTATCTCCAAATCTAAACCTATAACTTTCAAAGCATCAAAATTAATTGTAAAATTTGGTTTTAAATCTTCAATTTGTCTTTTAATCACCATTAATTCGTTATTACCACCAATTGGGTCTTCATTTATTAAACCTTTTGATTGTAAATATCTTTGTTCAGCTAATAAATTAACTTTAGACATATTATGTTTTTTATCACTTTTTCTCATTTGAGTTTTATTATAAATATTTAATTAAAATAAAAAAACCTTACTTAAATATAGTATATAAAAGTAAGGTTAAATTTATGTTTGATAGAGCAATTCTGTTAAAACAAAAGTATAGCTCTGTCAAATCTCATGTCAGCTGTGATATCTGCGATACCATCATCATCCATCGATAAGTCACCAAAGTTAACATTCGTTAACATTGTACCTTGTAATTGCCATTTTTCAATAACAACTCCAGTTGGGTCCAACATCTCTAATTCAATATCTTTTTTGTAACCAGCAGCATAACCCTGTCTACCTGTAATAGATTCAGATTGTAAACGAACCCATTCCATAATAGCTTGAGCAGCAGAAGGCCCAATAGGGTCTCTAAACGTCACACTTATAGATTCCCATGTAAATCTACCGATTACCCAAGTAGATGTGTTTAGGAAAGGTATTTCAACCTCATTTTGTGTTATAGAAGGTCTTGAGGCAGACGCTAACCACCATTCTTGTATACCTAAATCAGCTGGAAATCTTAAAAGCCATCTATTCTTCTTTTTAGGCTCATAAGGTACGGGCATTTTCATCAATAAATCAGCCATGTTCTTTTATTTTTTTAATTCTTTTTGTTATCTTTTATTATAAATATTAATGATTCTATTTTTTTAAAAAAAAGGGTTAAATAAATAACCCTTTTTATTAATTATTTTTAGATATCATCAAATGATGCACCAGTTGGTACGATATTAAATTCTACACATATAAATTCTAATGCTCTAGTTGGCTTCAAGAAAATTCTACCAAGTAATTCATTTCTATCTATTGATTCTGGACTTGAATCCAATACTACCCTAAAGTCAGTTAAACCTCTTTCACTTCTAATGTTATCCAAAATTGGGTTAACCAAGCTTAAGAATTGATTTCTAACGATATCATCGTTTTGTTCAAATAATAATCTAATTGCAACAGCAGAAATAAGTTTTCTAGCTTGTAGTAACAATCTTCTAACATTAATTCTGTCAAGAGCACTTTCTTTAACTTGTAATGTTTTGTTACCCCATATCTTAATACCTTCAGATGCAAACGTTGCAATTGGGTTTATTCTATTTTCGTATAATGTATCTCTCTCACCCAAAGTCAATTTAACTCTTGCCTTGATAGCATCAACATCACCTCTTTGAACACCAGCTACAGCGAACCATGGGAATGCGATATTATCCGTCAATGCAATGTTTCTAACTACATCTCTTGTAGGTGGAACATATATGTAAACATTGTTCTCAGCATCATTAATTTGAATCCAAGGCCAGTATGTACATGTATAGTTACTATCGTATTGACCATATAATTGGTCAGCAACATCTTCTGGTAATAAAACTTCACCACCAGCATCAGTATCAGGGGTTGTAACAATGTATAAAGAGTCAGCTCTATCTTGTTCAACCATTTCAATTGCTTCTTCAACTAAGTTAGTATTGTTAAATGTATCAACTCCTGGAGTTGAGAATACGTTAATATTTGTTGCTTCTGGATTTTTAAATGTCCAAATAGCTTCTAAGTATGCGTAGTAATCAGATGTAATACCTGGGTCACCATTACTTAATGTTCTATTAGCGAATGTACCGTTAATTAAACCAACTGAACCTTTAGTACCGTTAATTAAATAAGGGTCTGTATTTGTTCTTCTTGTTCTATATGGGTCCCAACCATCAAACCCACCGTAAGGTACAAACGTAAATTTACGTGAGTATAATTTTTCATATGAAGTACCTTGTAATTGGAAATCATTTTGGAATACACAACATCCCGTATCGAATGTGTATATTGGACTATAAGTACCACCAGTTGTGTTTACAGTAATAAATACATTATCAATTGTAGCGGCACTAGCATTAACATCCATGTGGAAACCATTTGTCATACCAGTCCACATATCGATAGTTGTACTATCTGGAACACCTTTATAGTCAAAGAAGTCTTGGTCAATACCCTTAGTATCTGTTAAACCTAAATAATATTTACGTTTGTTTTCAAATGAACCATATGTTTTCTTATATTCAATTGTTGGTGCTTGAACAGTTGTATTACTATTTTCAGTATAATCTCTTAATGGGTAACCAATAAATCCAGCTGGGAAAGCATCTGAAGTATCAGAACCAGTTTCCATATCAACTAAGATATAACTAGACATTGATGGAAATTCACCATCCAATGTACCAATTCTTTTAGCGATATAGTTATTTGAAGCTGGGTTCATTGAACATCTTGAATAAGCTTCCAATATATTTGGTCTTGCATCAGTATCATAATAACTTCTAACAATTAAATCAAATTCTTTAACATCTGGTTGGATGTTTCTAATTGAAATCTTAAATTGTTTGTTTGCAGCATCACCATCAGAAATAGTCCAAAGTCTGAATAATCTTAATAAGTTTGAACCACGAAGTTCAGATACAACCCAAGGTGTTACCGCTGGTTGGAATTCTTTTTTATAATCATCAAATGCTCTATTGTATTTAACTAAATCTGTAATGTTAATACCTAACACTTCATCATTAGTAACATAATCAGAAAACATGTTTTCATATATTTCTTCAACAAATAATGCTGTTTTACCGTCTTGTGCATTTCTACCCAATACTCTAGTGATATAATTTTTCTTAGTTCTATCGAATGATAAATCATATCTAAATATACCTGAAATATTTGAAGTACCTTCAATTGCGAAATCACCATAAGGGTCTGTTTCAGCATTCAAAGGTGTTGTTGCAAAATCAACTTGTGTATTTGCAGAAACTTCGAATACTAATTGCTCAGAACCATTGTATCTACCTCTAGACCTTAATAATGCAACTACCTTGTTTTCAACATTAGAATAACCAGCACCAGAATAAACAATAGTATCACCAGATGTTACACCAGTTGTACCATTAGTATTTGTTACTATCGAAGTTACAACGAAATTAGGAATTTCAGCACCTTGGAAAGTAACACCTATTTTTTCAAATGTTAAAGGAACTGGAGCAACTGGACCAACTGATGATGCAGCTAAATAATCTAAACCGATTAAACCATTATCCCATAAACTTTGAATAACTGAATCACTAGAAACTAAACTAGTTATAGTACCAGTTGAATCAGCAGTAAACGAAATTAATGGTGAATATACAGTTGCAGACACAACATCAATTGTATTTGGGTCTAAAGCCGCACTTAATGTTATACCCCAAGCTAAACCAGCATCATAACCAGAGAAACCTAATACTCTAGTTACAAACAATTGATTAGATTGTGATAAATATGATTTTGCAATGTATGGTAATTCATATTTTGGTGCACCCGTATCTTTTACTCTAGTAGCATCTAAGCCACCGAAGAAAGACCTAAATTCATCGTAGTTTGATACGAAGATAGGTTGGAATGCTGGGCCTTGTGTTGTTTCACCAACCAATCCCAATGTTGTTACACCCACTTGTCGTGTAACGAATGTTAAGTCTTTTTCTGATGTATAGACACCTGGACTGACGAATACTTTCTCTGCCATTATTTACTTTTTTTAATTAATTATTATCTTGCGTTGTTTTAATAATAAATATACAACAAAAATCGAAAAATTTCTTTTTGTTGTTTTACAACAAAAAATAGTATGACAAATAACTTACTTTTGTCATATTTATAAAAAAAAGGATTATGAAACGAACTAAAAACCTTAAAATAACACCTAATACCCATAAAATCCTTAAAGATTATTGTGAAGAAAATGGTTTAAAAATGTTTGCATACGTGGAAAAATTGATTAAAGAAAAATGTGTCAAACCAAAAGACCTTTATGGTGAGTAAAAAAATAAAGGGTATTTAAACCCTTTATTTTAATTTGTTAATATTTTAAGCAGTTGTTACTGATACTGTACCACCATTAGCTATGGTTAGCTTATATCTTGTACCATCTGGACTTTTCATTATAATTGAAGCAGCAACCTCAGCTAATTCAATCTTAGGCATATAAACTGTATCAGCTGTTGAGCCAACTATATTCTCACCACCGATAACAGCACTTCTATCACCACTTACTGTTGAAGTAGATGAATGGACGAATGATGAAATACCAGTTGCGGTTGAACCTGAACCACCCGCATGTGAATGAAACCCAGATGCTATTGTATATAAATTTTGTGAATGTGAGTTAATTCCAGTTGCTTTGGTACCATAACCTTCAGCGTGTGAACCCGTACCACTAGCAAGTGTACCAATACCTTCAGCATGTGTATTATATGTTGTTGCTGAGGTTTGCTGACCTTCAGCATGTGAATTTTGACCACTAGCTAATGTAATATAACCTTGAGAATGTGAATAATAACCACTAGCAGTTGTTTGATACCCTTCAGCGTGTGACGTATCACCACTAGCTATTGTAGCATTACCTTCAGCATGTGAATAAGCACCAAAAGACTTTGCTGAAATCCCTTCAGCATGTGAATAATAACCACTAGCTGTTGTTAAATAACCTTCAGAATGCGCCTGAATGCCACTAGCAGTTGTACTATATCCTTCAGCGTGTGAAGCTTGACCAAATGCTTTTGTATAACTACCCTCAGCGTGTGAATTATCACCACTAGCTATTGTATTTTGACCTTCAGCATGTGAACCATAATTACCACTAGCTGTTGTATTTTGACCTTCAGCATGTGAAAAAGTACCACTAGCAATTGTAAAAGACCCCTCAGCATGTGACGTATCACCACTAGCTATCGTTCTATCACCTTCAGCGTGTGACGCAGCACCACTAGCTATTGTACTAACACCTTCAGCATGTGATACAATACCACTAGCAGTTGTTCTACTACCTTCAGCATGTGAATACTCACCACTAGCTGTTGTATTTTCACCTTCAGCATGTGAAAACTCACCACTAGCGGTTGTAGCTGAACCTTCAGCATGTGACGTATCACCACTAGCTATCGTTCTATCACCTTCAGCGTGTGAATATTGACCACTAGCTGTTGTACTCTCACCTTCAGCATGTGATACAATACCACTAGCAGTTGTTCTACTACCTTCAGCATGTGAATACTCACCACTAGCTATTACTTCATTACCTTCAGCATGTGATGTGTTACCACTAGCTATTGTATTTGCACCTTCAGCATGTGAATATAAACCACTAGCAGTTGAACCAAACCCTTCGGCGTGTGAATAATCACCACTAGCGGTTGAAAAATAACCTTCAGCGTGTGAATATAAACCACTAGCAGTTGCACCACTACCTTGTGATAATGCACCAAAAATGGTTTGACCCGTTAATGTAGAATCATTGTTGTTAATAATATAAGAAATAGACATAATATAATTTTATATATAAATATTAAAGACTTTATTAATAAGACTGTATTTTACATTTATTTTAAAAAAAATAATACTATCACAACTAACTATGTCAGCAGTTATAATACCAGTACATGGATTAAACGGCGTAACTGGTGTACTACTAATTATAAATGTTTTATTTATATTTATATTACCTTGTGAAAAATTATCCATTTAATGAGTTTCCGATTAAGCTGAATGTACTATTACCATTATTATCAGTCCTAGTTATTGTTATTGTAATATTATCCCATTTATTAAATATTAATGGGTCAATAATAGTAGTACCATTAAATATTACCACATTATTTGATTTAATCTCAATATTGGATATATTGATTAAATTTTCAATTGAAGTAAACCTACCATCAAAATCAGATACAAATGAAAATGAATTGACATTTTGAGATGGGTTTGAACCTTTTTGGAAAATAAAATTATAAATAACACCATCATCAACACTACTTGGTAATATTTTAAATCTAACTTTACTTATTTGACCATCAATTTCAGTTGCAACAAATATTCTATTAATAGATGGTATTACTTCAAAATCATTTTCATCTAATATATAACCATAAAGCACCATTTCAAATGGTTGAACATAAAATCTTCTGTTTTCAAAATCATCAATATTACTTTCATCACCAATACTCTCTAAATGTAATGGCATTGGATGCCCATTTACACGAACATAATGCTGTCTAGATTGAAATATTTTTTGAACCAATTGATTTAATTGATTTAAATCTTTCATTCTATTACAGAATAACCTAACTTCATAAGTTAAATCAACTGAAGTTGGTTGTGGAATCTTATATGTATCAACACCAACTCTACCACCTTCAAATGTTGGTATCTTCATATACGTATAAGACCTTCTACCAGGTATATTAAACAACCCAGCTTGATTTCTACCTACTTGTGGGTTTGGTAGTCTTACAATCGTTATAAATGGCATTTTAATATCTTTATACTTATCAGCAAATTGCCAAGATTGACTAAATTCAGACCATCTTTGTAAAGTTAAAAACAAAACAGGTACCTTTTCACCTTCAATTGTAATTGATAAATCCTTTTCAATAAATTCAATAACAGTTGAATCCATATCTTCATACATTACCCCTCTAGGTAGAAAAGTTCCCTTTCTAGCAATATCATCCAACATATCTTGTCTTTGTTCAAAACCAATTGGTTGATGCGTAATCTTTATGTCTTTTCTAAATCCTTTAGGTAGATTTGCCATAATTTATTTTTAAATTTTAAACTCCTCGGAATTCATTATAATCTATTGGTGCGCAAAGTACAGTTCTAAATGCACCTTTGTAACCTAATATCGTATGTTTATTATCATAATTTTTTCTACCGTCATTAACGATACTAAAATATCTCATTTCACTTTCATTAACAGCATAACCAACATAGTCACCAAAACTTAATTCAACATCCATTTCAGCAAGTTGTGCATCATAAATACCAAAAGTTAATTGACCATCTTGTAAATATCTTAATGAACCAGAACCACTATTATAAGCTTTATTTTCAGCTTCATTTAATATTGGTACTATTCTAAGCTCAACAGGTGGTAAAAATCTAATACCATCCATAGTTGATTCACCATAAACATCATCTGATGAAGTTAGAGTTCTATCAACACGATAAAGTATGATTGTAAAATTACCATCATCCTCAATAGCCTCTCTACCCATATTAATTTCTAAATCAAAATCATCTCTACTAAAAAATTTAGCATTTCTATTTATCGGTATTATTCTAGCTCTTGACATAGTTTTTTTTAGATAAATATTTGAAATAATATAAATGTCAATTTAATCTTGATTTTTATTTAAAAATCCTTATATTTAATAGTATTTTTAGATACAAATAACAATTAAATTTTAACTATATGAGATTTGATAAATTTAGATGAAATAGGTGGGTATTCAGCAATCTCAAAACTTAAGGGTTATGAAGGTAAAAATCCATATATAAAAAAAATGAAAAAAAAATTATTGGCTGACGGTAAAATAATTCTTACACCAACCCAAAGTAAATATGTAATGGATAACTTTGATAAAGAACCTATGTTAATTAATAAAATTGTTAATATAACTGAATTCTTAGGTGAATCATTACAACAAAATGAAAAATTAACATTCAAACCAGAAAGGATTTTAATTGAATTTATGTTAGCTGATTCTGAAAAGACTTATCATGTATATGGTAAATTAACTAAAAAACAAGCAAAGTCTGGAATGTATTTTTTACCAAAAACACAAGTAGTTGATGACCCATATTTTCAA